GAAGGGTTATTTTGTTGCTGACATATTTCCAAAAGATCAACATGGTGGGGACAGAGAGATACATGTCCTACACATATATGCTAGATTGTCCCAGTTTCTAATTGAACTAATATCAATCACAATTTGTGATTATTTCTATCATGATAGCATAGCACACCCTGAGTATAAAGATTCCTATTACCAAGATCATCAAAAGAAGGCAACAATGAGGTTAGGGAGACACTATACAGTATGCAAGTCTGCTGATGCAACCAAATGGTGCCAAAGAAACACTTCATCCCAATTTTATCTTATTCTAACTAGATATTGTCCTAGCTATTACGAACCCTATTTCTACTGTTTCTTCTATCTATGGACCTGTAAAAGAATACAACTACCCACAGCAATAGTTGCAAACTTTGAGAGAAATAAGTCTGTCCCCTCTTCCAATCAGTTTTATGTTGAAGTGAGGAAGAGATTTTACTCAGGCACACCCCCTTTCCCCAACACAAAACAAAGAAACTGTGCAACAATAAAATCAGGAATGTGGCAAGGGATCCTTCACAGAGCTAGTACATTAAAACACAGCATATTTCAGAATTTCTGGAAGTCATATACAGAGAGTTTCTTAGAACAGAATGGTGTTAAAGCTGTGGTGGATGTGATTCAGGGAAGTGATGACTCTGCTGCATTAATAAGTTTATGTGACACTCGGAAAAGACTATTCTATGCTGTTGAGAAATTGCTAGAATTTAAAGAAGTCTTGGGGGAATTCTTTTGCATATGGAAGTCTGAGGCTAAGAGTTCAGTTGGAACAATAAATTTGATAGAATATAACTCTGAGTGGATTATAGACAATGCAGTAGTCAAGCCAACTATGAGATGGGCTCTTAGTACACTAGAGACAACTATTGTTGAGAAATTCATAAATAGATACCAAATATATTATGGGACATTACAGCAAACATTAGAATCAGGAGGTACAACATTTTTGTGTTCTTTGTTACAAATGTGTCAGGCATACATGCATTATATGTTACTTGGGATTAGAAATTCTATATTGAAGGATGAATCCATGGAGATGATTTTGAAATGTCATCACCCAGCACTTGGATTTTTCCCCCTAGATACAGATTTAAATGCAGGACTCACAGGGCTAGATTTCTTACTATTCAGAACACAGAGAAAATTCAATGTGCCTACTCACACCTATGTTATTGAGGATCTGTCCCCACAAGCAAACATTGAATATGAGGGAAAAGTTCAAAAAGACATGTCTAGAGACATCAATTCCACTAAGATTCCCTTTGCTAACTACAAGATATGGAACAAACTGGTTGAAGAGATAGGGATAGAGAGTATAACAGAGCTTGTAAAGATGATAGAACAAAACCCTAGACAATTGTACCTGCCATCTAAATTATGGGGAGATCAACAAATGTCTTGTGCTCTCAAACTCTACCAACCTGGTGTGAAGGAGTCTTTGAGCATGCATCAACCAAATGTTAGAATGGCTGCTGCTTCTGCTTACATACTAACAAGACCCTGCATGAATGCTAAGCCTCTAGGAGAAGAGAAGAGGAGGTCACTCTATTACATGTTGTCAAGATCAAGTCAGTTCTACAATGATAACAATAAGCAACTAACTTCAGAAATCCAATTCCCAAACCAAGGGGAATATGAGGAATTCAATGACTATCTAGAACATCTACTAACTACCTATTTTTACCAACAATCAGACATGAAAAGAACAGGTAAGTATGAGCTTGCTGTCTGGGGGTCTCAAAGCACATCAGATGTGCCCATTACTGATTTGTGCATGAGAGCCTGGTGGGATTATAAATCTATCAAAATTAGTAACACCATGTTCAGGGAATTATGGAGGCAAGCAAAAGCCAAATTTGGGTTTTTGAGGGACACAGAAAGTGAGACAAAAGAAGCAACAGGTTTGAATTCCTTGGAGCTATGTAATTTTCTTAAAAGTATCACAAGCAGAGTTAGGAAAATGAAGTTGCAGGATGTTCCTGCAAAAGGAGGAAGCAAAGAGGAAGTCATGACTAGACTCTTTTGGCCTTCATTAAAAATAAGGTCTGATGTGAATAATATATTTCTAGAGAAAAATCTACTAAGACACAGGATCTTCTCAATTCTATGTTATCCTTACAAATTATCTTTTAAAAGGAAGCTGATAATTGGCTTCCTAGAGAAATCTGTTTTATTGTCAAGAAGGTTTATAGATTTGCCTAGGGCAGCTCGGAGAATGAAGATATTTAGGGATTTTTTGACAACAGGTAATTTGATTAACTTAATCTCCCAAATACAGCAACTAAAGAGGGGTGTAATAGGTTTTTTTGTGACTAGACAGGACAAAGGGAAGGGAAAAGCACAAAAAACATACTCAGGGTCAGGGTTGTGGAGAGGAAGAGTCTGTGGTCTGGGAGCACAACTCTCATTTAGCTCAGAGGTATGTACTGAAATTCGAATAATAAGATTGACAGATCTGTTAGAGTTAAGCAAGACCTTGAAATCAGTGATAACCGAGTTTAAGAGTAAGTTCCCAGAAATGCCTGAGAAGAGTAAGAGTAATCTCTACTTAACCAACAAGGGATACTTTGAGAGTAATAGGTATGTGGTACCCAATTCCATTCCAGTTGTGATAGATGGCAGTGTAGGAGTTGATGTATTTGATGCTGTGTCTGACTATGACTGGTCTTTTAAGGTTAGTGACACTAAATTGAGAATTGTGTGTAAAGCCTCTCTAGATGGTGGTGAAGAAAGGGAGCTGACTGTCTTATCCGACACATACACAAGTAGGGATTGGGACCCTAGCATATCAGAAGAGTTCATGGATGACCCCTTGTTTAATTCTTGGCAAATGTCTAAGCCAGCCAAGGTGACTGATATACTTGACACATTTGGGGTAGATCTCTCAGACAGATCCATAAACAACATGATTCTTAAGCTAAAAACAGAAAGAACATTGCTGAAAGATAATTATGATTTGATCCAATTTTCCAAACTACTAAGAAGTAGCATAAGCAGGTCAATTACAGGGGTCAATGAGGTTAACATTGAAGATGAACCTGAAACCTCCCTCCCAACAATTGGGATGTCTGTGGCTGACATGGCACTCTTTAATGAGTTATGTGAGTGGGAGGATATAGAAGAAGATATCTTAGACACAATACAGGAGGGTACTATCTCTGAGTCTGACATTGACTCTGATGAAGACCTTGATAATTTTGACACAATAATGGATGATGCAGTTGACAAAATTGCTGAAATGTTTTTCTCAGCTAGGGATGATGATGATAGTGGGCTAACTTCCACATTTCTGGGCTCATTTAACATGCCAGAGAGTGCATCTTTTATGAAAAGCATAACAAACTGGATTGCTAATGAGAACCACTCTGACTCCTTCAAAATGTACTTCCTAGGCACTATGTCAAAAGAAGAGATGAGAGACAAGGTCTATCTGCCTGGAGAACTTAGATCAGTCATGAGTGTTGCATGTGGAATTTCTTTTAAGGACAGATATTCAGTAATTAGAGCTAGGGAGTTGCAAGATGTTAGTCAAGCTGAATCTATGGCATCATCTTTCACTGATGAATACCTAATTACAAAGTCTTCTGAAGAGTTAAGGGATGCAATAACTGACATGGAAAATTTCCTCCCTAGTGCTAGGTCTGTCTTAAAGAAAAAATTTGAAAGCTTGATTAAGAAATACAAAACTGAGCTTAGGGCTTTGAATTCCCAAGGAGAACATAACATGTTGGGGTACATTCCATATTGGTTATTTATTGACAAATTAATTTCTGAAATTAAAAAGAAAGGTATATGGAAAAAGGAGATTATAGATGCTGACTTAATAACAATCAGATCTATAGTTATTGCAGACTGCATGGATGTTGTTGCTAGAGAGAATAAGGAGGGTCTTATGCCTGATCTTCTTAGAGAGGACATGTTCTCAGTGGCATGGTCAGATGTTGTAACTTCTGGCTTGTGTAAATTGTTATCTCATGGATTGAAAGTTGATATGAGTGTATACTTAAATGAGGAGTGTGCATTTTACTCTAATAGAGATGACTTTAATAAGGATCTAATTTTGAATTTTGCAATTAAAGAAATTGAAAGCAGAGATAGTGACATTAATTTTGGTAGATAGGACAACAGTTTCTGCCTAAAGCATACTTTATTATAAGAGGAGAGTTTGAGTTGCCAGCTAAGTGCCAGAGACGTC